TTATGCCATTTGTAACTCAGCAGTGGCCATTTCTACATTCCGCAAAGAAGAGAGTTCTATGGTTGCATGATAGCTTTATGGAGGGCGATCATCTAATGGAGGATTTGGTTGTATCTGGAAAGATTGATCACGTCTTTACTTTATCGGATTGGCATACATCCTACATACTTACGTGTGCTCACGGCAATAAGCGAAACTACGAAGTCTTGAAGAAGAAGATTTTCCAAACACGCAATGGTGCAGTCTGTTACATCCCAGAAGTGGATTTGAATAAAAAAGATCCGAATCATTTTGTATTTAACGCTAGTGCAACTAAGGGAATGCTTCCATTAGTTAATGACGTTTGGCCTAGAATAAAAGAAAAACTTCCAAATGCTAGACTCACCATTATTGGTGGACATTACATTTTTAAAGAAAATGCAGCACCAGACGCTCAGGAAAGTGTAGTAGCACAACTTGTAAATCGACAAGACCTAAAGGATTTAGACGTAAAGTTCACAGGAGTTATTACTCAACATGAGGTAGCTAAAATCCTTGCAAATGCTTGGATGATGCTGTATCCTGGTGCCTTCCCAGAGACGTTTGGAATTTCTTCTTTGGAGTCCCTTCTCTACAAGACACCACTGATGACAACTCGATTTGGTGCGCTTGAAGAGACTGCGATTGATCTAGCCTGCTATCACATTGACTATGCGATTGAGCCAAACAGTCTGTTCCCGCACATAAACAAAGAAACGCAAGTTCAGAAGTTTGTTGAAGCATTCTTCGCTGCATACTCGATACCATACTTACATCAACAGAAACAGAACTATTGCGACGTTGTAAAAGATGTTGCTGGATGGGATACTGTTGCTCTACAATGGAAGCAGTTCTTCTACAACATAACTGGTCAGTTTTTATCAGTTGACGACTATCGTAAGGTCACTCGAATCAATGACAAGGTTGCTCGTGTCTTTGGAAGAACGGGAAACATGCCTGTTCGGAAAGAGTATCGTTCATTCGGGAAAGAACAACCAATCACAGTCATTTCACCATTTTGGAATGCGGCATCCTACATCGAAAAGAATATACGTTCAGTTGCAGCACAGGACTACGATAACTATATTCATGTATTGATTGACGATTGTTCTGATGATGACAGCTATGCGATTGCCAAAAGAACAATAGCTTCTCTGCCAGAGAGATTGCGCGACCGTTTCTTCCTTCGATTCAACGAAGAAAATCTGGGGTGCATCTATAATCAGCTAAACGCAATTAACGACCTTGTTGACCCTGAAGACATTGTTATGCTTCTGGACGGCGACGACTGGTTGATAAATAACAATACAATCTTCCAATACTATAATGACCTTTATAACCAAGGATACGAATTCACCTATGGTTCAATGTGGTCAGTCGTGGATAACATTCCATTGATTGCACAAGACTATCCGGCTGAAGTCAAGAAGAACAAGACTTACAGAAATCATCAATTCAACTGGACAATACCATACACCCATTTGAGAACTTGTCTAGGAAAGCACTTCGCTAACTTTGACGAAGACGCATTCAAGATTGATGGTAAGTGGATGAAGGCTGGAGCAGATAATCCTCTTTTCTACGAACTGATAGAAAGAGTCGATGCTGGTAAAATCTATTGCAACAAAGAAATAGTTTGCAACTATAATGATGCTAACCCTCTTAATGACTATAAGATAAGAGGCGAAGAACAAAATCGCAATGCGGGGATGAGTAGAGTGAATAAGAAGTCCAATAACGTTGATAAGTTTTCAGTTGTAATACCTACAATGTGGAGAGCCTTAGATGTATTCGAAAGAGCTCTAAAAAACTACCTAGATCACGACTTGATTGATGAAGTTATTATCATAGACAACGATAAAAATGCAAATCCAGATTGGGTGTTGTTACAAAACACCAAAGTAAAACTAACTCAAATGGATCAGAACATTTTTGTAAATCCAGCATGGAATCTTGGCGTCTCACTAGCTAATAACGATAAACTAATCATCGCTAACGATGACATAGAATTTGACGTTAAGCTCATCGAAAAGATACATCCAAGAATTAGAGCTGATAATGGAGTTCATGGAATTATTTCCGGCGAAGAAAAGTTTATGCATCCATTAGCAACAGACTATTCAATAGATTTCAAAGAATGGCAACCAGGCGACAATACTCATTGCTTTGGTCAACTGATGTTTTTACATAAAGATAATTGGAATCCAATCGATGATAATCTAAAAATCTATTATGGAGATGACGCAATTTTTCATTGGCATCTCTTTAAGGGATTGACCAATTACATGATCTATAACATAAAGTTCCATTCTCCAATGGCTGCAACAACAAAAGATACTTCAATTACATCTGGTCGTCTTGAGAAAGAATTTCCAGTATACAGTGAGTGGGAATCAAAGTATCCACTATCGCACAATAAAGTAATTTCCAAAGAATATAAATTTGCAAAAACGATTGCATCTGACATAAATGAACACGTAGAGACTCTTAAAAATCTATGTGATACTGTCGATTCCGTAACAGAATTTGGCGTAAGAACTGGCATGTCAACTCGTGGCATTCTGATGAGTAAAGCCAAGAAAATACGGTCGTATGATCTCTATCTAGATGATAACATAAAATATCTCTTTAGTCTTGTTAGTAATACCAAGGATGCAAAATATGAAGCTGGTAACACTTTATCAATTAACATAGAACAAACAGATCTTCTATTCATTGATACCGACCACACATACAATCAATTAAGAGATGAACTCAATCGACATCATATGAAAGTCAACAAATACATTTGCTTTCATGATACACATACATACGGTGTTCATGTAAATGATCCAGTTGATAATCCCGGTCTGATGCCAGCAATAATGGAGTTCATGCGAGATCATCCAGAATGGAAAGTGGACTATTTTACTACAAAGAACAATGGATTCACTGTGCTAAAAAAAGAAATTGGATCAGCTGCAAAGAGTGTTGCTCAAACTAAAAAGAAAATACTAGTAGCTATACCAACCGCAAAATACATTGAAGTCGAAACATTCAAAAGTCTATTTGACTTAACTGTTCCTGATGGATACGAACTTGAGTTTCAGTATTTTTATGGATACTCTATTTCACAAATACGAAACTTGATTGCCGAGTGGGCAAAGAGATACGACTATCTCTTTTCACTTGATAGTGATGTTGTTCTTCCTAAAGACACATTGACTAAAATGATAGACGCCGATAAAGACATCATCTCTGGTCTATACATTCAGCGTATTCCAAATACACATACGCTTGAGGTATACATGGATACTCAAAATGGAGGATGCACAAACATTCCGTATCATCTCATCAAGGACAAGGGCGTAGTAGAAATCGCTGCATGTGGTATGGGTTGTGTTTTGATAAAGTCGGAAGTTTTCCGCAAGATTCCGTATCCACATTTCTTCTATAAAGAAGCACTCAATCACGCGGATACAGTTTCAGAAGATGTATTTTTTTGTATGAAGGCGAGAGGGAATGGATTCAAAGTCTGGGCTGATTCAACCATAGAATGCGATCACAAAGGAACCACATTCTTCCGAGTTAAAGATGAAAATCCCGTAGCTCATTGATTCGAACTATCACTTTATCAAAAAATCATAAATAGAGTAAAGTCTACGTACAGCAGTGCTGCATAGGACAAGAATCTGTTTAGATAGGGAACGATCATGGCACAACCATTTGATAGAGAATCTTTCAAAGATTATTGCTTGCGCAAACTTGGTGCACCAGTCATCGAAATAAACGTATCTGACGAACAAGTTGAAGATAGAATTGATGAAGCAATGTCATTCTTTAGAGACTATCACTATGATGGCTCACAACTCGTTTATCTAAAACATCAACTAACAGCACAAGAACTAGAGCAAGGTTGGATTCCAGTTCCTTCAAGACTTCTTGGAGTAACAAGAGTATTTGACCTTGGAGCTTCTATCTCGACTGGTTCTGGTATGTTCAACGTTTCTTATCAATTCGTATTGAACAATCTAGAACAATTAACGAGTTATGAGGTGACGAACTACTACATGTCTATGCAGCATCTGGAATTTATGCAGGAAATTCTTGTTGGTAAACCACTTGTAAGATACAACAGACACGTTGACAAGCTATTCATTGACATTCGCAAAGATGTGCTAGCAGCCGGTTCATTTGTCATAATGGAGGCTTATGACATTGTTGATGAGAACGTATACGCTGACTTCTGGCGCGACCGTTGGCTGCAAAACTATGCAGCAACACTCATCAAAGAACAATGGGGAGGAAATCTCACCAAGTTCGAGGGAATGCAGCTTGTTGGGGGAGTTACGTTC